CACTCTTTCCCTACACGACGCTCTTCCGATCTGTCGAGCAGGAGTGCAAAACTTATTTGCTCCTATATTGTAACAGGTCTTTTTACAACCAGTTAAAAGCTGTGAACGAAGCACGATTGAAGTCGGTTGACTTATGGTTGGCAGAATGGGATGTTTCTGAACCGTCAATCCCTTGCGGCATGTGGCAGTACAGAGGTGACCCTCTGGACTTGGATGTCGCATATTACGATTATCCAACCTTGCTCAAGGGCTTGCACAAAGGGAACAGCCAGAAGCCTACTACAGAAATCAAGGTCGGTGACAAGGTATCCCCTAAAGAAGCAGTCAACTATGATGGCGTAAAGCTCATTGCGGATGTAAAAGGTATGAAACTGGATGTTATTGAGATTAGCGGCGATAGGGTTGTTGTGTCTTACCCAACAGGTGGCACAGAAGCCTTTGCAAAGTCAAACCTCAAAAAGTAATATGCCTTGGATATCACGAGCGGGTGGACTGAATCAGCAGGAAATGGAAAACAATGCTGATATCGTTATATCCACTTATAAAGACATGGGCTTTGATAATGCAACGATTGCCGCCATACTTGGCAACATGCAAAATGAAAGTAGCGTGAACCCTGGACGAGAGGAAGAAGGGGGCGGGGGTGGATACGGTCTTGTGCAGTGGACACCAAAAAGCGTTCTTCAAGAACACTGTGCCACCCTCGGGCTTTCACCTTATACCAGTGGTGATGTGCAACTTAAGGTTATTCCACAGGAAATACGGAATGTAAGTGGTGTGGCGGAGTGGTACACGACCGAAGCATTCATTCAACCATATTACAATAGCGGAGCTACCAGCGACATGATAGGCATTACAGGCAGTCAGTTTTTGTCTAATTCTATGGGCTGGACTGCAGACAAGCTAGCCGTTCTGTTCATGGTTGGATATGAGAGACCTAGCTATGACCCATCCACAAACCATTATGAAAAACGAATGGCTGATGCGCTAACGTGGTATGACTACATCGGTGGCGGGTGCGTATTCACGCCCCGTCTTACCGATAACGGTATGATGAATAACCCATACTGGTATTCGGAAAATCCTTTTTACCTAGCGGGCTATGGATTGCCGAACTGTACATGTTATGCTTGGGGGCGTGCGTACGAAATCATGAATAAACGCCCAACATTATCCCTTGGTAATGCTGACCAATGGTATGGTTACACGCAAGACGGATACTCAAGGGGTAAGACACCAAAGCTAGGGGCAATCATTTGTTATAGCGGCGGTTTAGTTGGCACAGGACATGTTGGAGTCGTTGAGGTTATCAACAGCGACGGCAGTATCGTAACAAGCAACAGTAACTATGGGGCAGAATATTTCATCACCTACAACCTACCGCCTGATTACAGTATGGCAGGGCTAACATTTCAGGGTTTTATCTATATCCCATGTGGAAGTAGACCACCTTTCATTAAGGGAAATAAACTGCCTTGGATATATTATTTGAAAAGGAGAATAAGATAATGAGAACAAGATTAGCGTATGAGGAATTGCTTACACGGCTCATGAATAGCGGAGAGTTAAATCCTGATATGGAAGAAGACTTTAGGCGTTTAAAAGATGAACTGGACGAGCGTGAAGGAATGCTCGCAAGATACGGGGAAACATATGACGGGGAAAATCGGGAGTATGAGTGGGTTGCAAGAGAAGCAACACGCGAAGACAACGAAGACGATTCTAAAGATATCGTGCAAGGCCCACAGGACAATGATGTGGTGGACACCCCGAAAGAAAATGTAATTGACTGGGAAGCGAAGTATCGTGAATTGAAGCAGAGATACATTGACCGTTTTATGGGTCGTATCAAGGAAGAAAACCTGGAAGACATGCGGAATGACTTAAAAAGAGGCCGCGACGATGGCGGAGGGGTAATTAACGAGGTCACATACGATGACCTGTTTAAATAAGGAGAGTGATTAAAATGCCAAAAATACCTACAGTACAAAATTTAGAAGCAAACAATGCACAGATTCTGAATGCGGCAAGAGCTGACATTGGCGGAGCATATGCACAAGATGTGCCTAAAGCGTTAAGCGATGGAACGAATCTGGCGGCAATCGGGGAAATCGTGATGAACAATCCAGCTTACCCAGACCAGCTATATTCCAGCTTAGCAAATCGTATTGGAATGGTGTTGCTTACTTCAAAAGCATATCGCTCAAGCTTGAAAATGTTGAAGCGTGGGCTTATGACATTTGGTGAGAAAGTTGAAGAAATCTTTGTTGCCATGGCTGAACCGCACGATTATAATATCGTGGAAGCTCAGACAAATGTATTTAAGTTGGAAACAGGTGATGTTTATACAGCATTCCATACATTGAACTACGAGAAGTTTTACAAGAAATCAATCAGCGAGGAGAACTTACGACAGGCGTTCTTATCCCCTGAGGGAGTATATGACCTTATCGGAGGGTTATATGAATCACTGTACAGCGGGGCGGAGTATGATGAGTTCTTGACTACAAAGTATTTGATTGCTAAAATGATTCTGGATGGTTACATTGGGGTAACTAAGATTCCAGCTGTGACAGCTGACACTGTAAAAGAGGTTGCCACTACGATGGCTGAAGCATCCTACATGTTCCGTTTCCCGAGCAACAAATACAACATTGCAAAGGTAACAACATTCAGTAGACCAGAAGACTTGATTCTTATGACATCTGCTAAATTCGGAGCTTTAAACAACTTCAATGTTCTGGCTTCTGCATTCAATATGGACAAGGCTGAGATTGAAGCACGACATGTCATGATTGACGGATTTGATGTGTTTGACCTTGACCGTTTGGACAAGCTGCTGGGTAACGACCCCGAGTATGTTCGTTTTACTGAAGACCAGTTAAAGTTACTGGCAAGTGTTCCAGCTGTTACATTTGACAAAGACTGGTTCATGATTTTTGATGTGCTCATGACATACAAAGAAATCTACAATCCAGAGGGAATGTACTGGCAGAACATTTACCACGTATGGAAGATTTTCAGCGTATCACCATTTGCTAACGCAATGATGTACACAGACCAGACAAGCGGTATTACACGCGTAACAGTATCCCCAGCTACAGCAACACTCAGCAAAGGCGCAACCTTGCAGTTATCAGCGGCAGTTGTTGGCACAGGGTTTGCGGACAAGACGGTAACTTGGGCGTTATCTGGAACTGAAACTGTAACAAGCACAATCACCCCAAGTGGTCTGTTGACGATTGCAGGAACAGAAGAAAATACTACTTTGACTGTTACTGCTAAATCAGTACTTAACCCATCCAAAACAGGCACGGCTACAATCACCGTAGCGGCTTAATGGATTTTATAACGACTATATCACCGCTCACTAATGTACGCATTTTGAGCGGTGTACCATTAGATAACAGTTATACTGACACTCTAACGTTTGCTAGCGCATCATCGCAATATACGTATTTTTCAGAAAAAACAAAATACAACAAGGTAAATATGAAACCAGTCAGGATGCAAAACCAGATTGCCGTGGATGTGGTTGCGGATTCTTTGTATGACTGTAACTATCTAATGTTTCAGAACAAAAACTTTGGAAACAAATGGTTTTACGCTTTTATAACTGCTATTGATTTTATCAATATCAACACAAGTAATATCACATTTGAGTTAGATGTATGGCAGACTTGGTATTTTGACTTTACAGTAAAAGAATGTATGGTCGAGCGTGAGCACATATCAAATGATACTATCGGCGCAAACCTAGTGCCTGAGGGATTGGAGTATGGGGAGTACACATACAATGCCGTTTCCCAATCCAAGATTAGAAATGTAAAACGTATATGTGTAGCTAGTACAACTGCTTTGGATGGTACGAGCTATGAGGGCGGCGCAATCATTCACGGCATGTATCAGGGGTGCGGCTACCATTGGTTTGATTTTTCCGATAGCGGAGTGACCGCGGTAAATGATTATCTTAAAAAGTTGACCACAAGCAATAAAATTGATTCAGTAGTGTCAGTCTTTGTGGCTTGGGGTAATATGATAAATGACGGAACATTAACCGACAATGCGCCTGCTAGACCAACCACCCTAGACGGGTACACGCCAAGGAATAACAAACTGTTCACTGACCCATATGTAAAGCTAATTGCATTTGATGGAGCAGGTAGCTCATGTGAATATCAATACGAGTACTTTAGCAACCCATCTTCCCCTACGTTCGAGGTGGAGTGGGATGTAACGCCTAACCCATCCATTTATATTTCACCGAATGGTTATCGTGGAAATGGTAAGGACATTTACAAAATGTGCACCACAGGGTTTCCACAGTGTTCGTTCAATATTGACACGTACAAAGCCTGGTTGGCTCAAAATGGAGGAGTTGTGGGAACAGCCTTTAACTTCGGGAACAGTTTAATCGGAGGGGCAGTGGGGGCAGTAGGTTCAGCCATGGCTGGCAACCCCCTTGGTGTTGGCGCTGGTATAGGAAGTATGCTGGCAACGACCTTTGATGCTTTCCGAGAGGTGTCGCTCAAGAAAGCTTTACCACCTACGTATTCAGGAACTAATTCGCCAAGCGCCCTGATGGCAAACAATGACCTTGCACCTAAGTATTGCAGTGCTACAATTCGTTCAGAGTTTGCACAACGTATTGATGATTTCTTTGACCGTTTCGGGTATAAGACAAACCGCCTTAAAGTGCCAAATATAACAGGGCGGCCTAGCTGGAATTACGTTAAGACAATATCCGCTACAGTTACGGGCAGTGTACCATTCGGAGACATGACTAAAATTAAAGCAACCCTCAACAACGGTATTACATTCTGGCACGGAGACTTCGTTGGGGACTATGGAAGGAGCAACAAATAATGTCAAGTAAAAGAAGAAAAATAAAAGCGATGTTGAATAATGACGCGACTTATGCGGACATATTTGGAAGGCTTTCCATGCTGTGCATGAACTGTTACGAATGGATAAACCTTCCGGATACGATAGATGAAAGGTTCTTAGAGCTAACTCTGATGTACAAAGGATACGCTTTATACTTTCACGACGAGGTGCTTGGAGATATCACTCTTCCATGTATGTTCGATGGTGAGCTGGATATATACCGTACGCCTACAAGGCGTTACCCGTATTCAGTCACTTCTGATTACTTCGATGTAAGGACTGACCTTGATAGCGTGTTTATATTCAACAACTATCTTCGTAAACCTACAATAATGACGATAGACCTGTACGCTAGGAGACTGACAAATATCCTAAGAGCTATCGATGTAAACATAAATGCCCAGAAGACTCCTGTAGCAATGTCAACCACTATAGCTAATAGGCAATCCATAAATGAAGCATATGAACAGTATGATGGGAACGTGCCTGTTATTCTGACAGACAAAAGTCAAGGAATAGATTTTAAAGAAGCTTTCCAGTCCATCAGCACGGAAGCCCCATATGTAGCAGATAAGCTTTGGTTTATGTATCAAGCAATTTGGAATGATGCTTTAACTGCCTTAGGAATTGAGAATACTAACACAGACAAAAGGGAGAGAAGGACAGAGGGTGAAGTAAATGGTTCTGGCGGTGCAATTGAAATGTATCGTAATAGCGGGTTATCCATAAGGAGGCAGTCTTGCAAGGAAATCAACAAAATGTTCGGGCAAAATATTGATGTTATATTTAGAAGTAATCTGGATACTCTAGTAAATCGTGCTTTCAATCCATCCGCCGCTCAAGAGCTTGACGGGCAGGAAATTGATGGGTACGTAGAAAGTGAGCTGGAATATGATATTTGATGATAGAAACCAATACACGATTAGCGTTCGATGGATAGTGGAAAGCTATTCACAGGAGACACCAGAAATTTCAACCGACCGGAAAATTGCTATTGCGCTACCCCAGATATTCAATTTTGATTTCCCGATATATTCTGAATCATATAGAACGGAGTTTGAAGAAAAGCTGGTAAGGCACTTTTACTTCCATGAAATAAATATAACTTCCATAGGGGCTTGGAAATTCCAGCTCCGTGAGAAGTTAAACCTTATCATGCCAGTGTACAACAAAATGTATGAAGCCATTGCTATAAAGTACGATCCCTTGATTGACACGCAAATGCACGAAACATACACACGTACAAATAACCTTACGAGCAATTCAAGCACACAAGGTGATGTAACACAAAATGATGCTAGCCAAAATCAACAGGTGTACTCTGACTTACCACAAACCACATTACATGGCGGTGACTATGCTACTAATTCGACCCAAAACGAGGGTACAGCAAATTCCACGCAGAACGCTAGACAAACGGCTAATGCGACAAGCAACAACACAGAAACATATAAACATGACAACACAGGTTTCTCAAGTCGTTCACAACAAGCTTTGTTAATGGAATACTATGAATCCTTAAGGAATGTGGATGAAATGGTATTTAATGAGCTTCGTGAATTGTTTATGTTGATTTATTGAGGAAAGGAGATTAAAATGAAATACGCAGGAGATACAATAACCCCACTATATTTTTATAACACGTTCGTTTTACCAATATATTTTGATGATGATTTGGATAGTTACCAAAAACTATTAAAGATACAATATAAATTAAATGAAGTAATTGAAAATCAAACAAAAATTATTGGGTGGATGAACGAGCTTAAGGAGTGGCTGGACAAAGAGTTGAAAAATCTAGTTGACAATAAGCTTGAAGAATGGATGGCGGATGGGACGCTAGAAACATTGATTGCCAACCATTTAGAAATTGCCGTAACATTAAAAACTACAAAAGAACTTATAGCTGGCGGAAAAAGTATAAGAGCTAGCTCAGTTGTAAAAACATTAGGATATTCAGCACTAAACGATAATGGGGGAGCGTCATTTTTTATAACAGCCACTAAACCGATATATCCATCTTTCCCAATATCTGGCACTAAGCTTTATGCACAGTTAATACCAGAAAATAAAATGAATGCATTACAATTTGGGATAGTCGG